ATAACACCGCATACTTTCCATTGAATACGCCAGCGAATAAAGTCAGATCGGCATTACCACTTATTGCGCTTGCAGTTTCTTTAATAGCATTACAACCATTAGCACTCTCACCACTTACTTTGTTGATATGTTATGGACTTATTGGTATTGTAAGTGCATACTTCAATGGCATAAATAAAATGGATTCTTGGTGGTGGGCTTTGATGTTTTTAACACCAGTGTTATTCCTAACCATACTTGATAAACACGATATAAGTTTGATAACGAACTTGAACTGGATTATAGCAGGTGCTTTGTCTTTATTCTTTATGGGGTTTCTTTTATCAAAGCCGGGAGTGTTAAAAGGAATAAATTGGAACCTGTTTATATCTAATACTTTTAGGCCATTTGAGGATTTGTTTAAGATTAAGCGTGAACACGAAGTAAAGTCATTGGGTATGATTTTAACAAGGCCAACTGGATTAGGAAGGTATGCAGGCGTAGCTTCATTGGCTATGCTTTGTTTTTATATCACTTACAATAATTGGTATTGGTATTTAGCATTCTTGCTTTTTACTTTTATACTTCTGTTTTCAAAAGGCAAGACAGAAATGATTGCTTTTAATGTTGCTATGGGATTTTTAGTTTTACATAACTGGTATTTGATACCAACATATTTAGTTATACTAATTATTTCTTACATAATAATCTTTGGAAATATAGCATACAAGCCAAAAGATGCAACAAGAATAGCAGAGTTTGTTGCAAGGAAACTTGAAACTGCGTTTGTTATAAGGGGTTCGCTTAAAAGACAATTTCTTTCATTAGGCGGAAGAATAGGCAAGGGTGGTGTTTGGGTTGATGCCATAAAGCATATTAAGAAAAAACCTTTTCTTGGTTATGGATTTTATACTGAAAGATATTTGATAAACGATTGGAACGGAAGGCCAACAGGGGTGGATAGCACCATACTTACTTGTATGCTTCAAACAGGGATAGTAGGCACTATTTTATTTGTGTCGGCTATTGTTTGGACTATTATTTTAGGTTATAATTTAACTGGATTGGTTGCTTTGCAATGTATCTCTGTCGGTATATTTATTTTAGTAAGGGGAATTACGCAGTCGTTTTCTGCATATAGCGCTGACTTATTATTTCTTTTACCACTAATTGCATACATACAATGAATATTATAAAAAGAATACTACAATGGTATGAGGACTGGCTTGAAAGTTTAACTGATAAAGAAAAAACTATTTATTTTGATATACTTGAAAAAAATGAAAGAAACTGAAATTCAAAAACAGATATTAGATTATTTAAGATTAAAGAAAGTATTTTGTTATCGGCAAAACAGTGGAGCATTCAAAACTCAATCAGGACACTTTTACAGGTTCGGCACAGCAGGAAGCCCGGACATAATAGCAGTAATTAACGGAAAGTATATTGGCATTGAGGTAAAACTACCCAAGGGTCGTCAAAGCCAATCTCAAAAGGACTTTCAAAAGCAATTAGAGAACGCAGGTGGCGAGTATATTTTAGCAAGAAATTTAAGTGATATTATATCAAAATTTGTCTGTGGATAAAGGGTCATTTGCAATTAGTATTAAAATAGTGTATAATATAGCAATATGAAAACTACATTAGATATTCAAAAGGACTTCCAAGAAGACCAAAACGAAATAATTAATGATGTTATGGGTCTTTTTAATAAGTATTATGTCAAAAGACAAAAAGCTGAATTAGAACTAAAGGAAATAGAACTGGAAAAAAAGAAAGCCGAGGCCGAAGCAAAAAAGGAAGTTGAATTACCAAAAGTAGAGGAGCAACCTAAGCAATAGTTAGGTTGTTTTATTTTATGTCAACACTGCAGGACGCACTTGACGAGTGCAAAGAAAAATTAGATAAATTATTAGAATTAGTTGAATATGACGCCAAAACAAGAAAAGTTGGTGGAGATAATAAACAAGAACCTGAAAGAAAAAGGACTGACCAAGACATTAGGTGAGATGCTTTTAGAAGCAGGATACAGCGAAGATACATCAGAACAACCAAGTAGAATAATTGAAAGTCCAGAGATACAAAACGCAATAGAACCAACACTTGATAAAATGAGGGATATTAGAGCAAGGGCATTACAGAAGATTACAGACGAGAAGTTAGACGCAGAAAAAGCAAGGGATTTAGGAAGTTTAGCAGATATTATGACAAAGAATATACAATTATTATCAGGTGGAGAGACAGAAAGACAAACTATTTCAATACAAATAAGTGAGGCGATAGCAAAAAAGAATGGTATTAACAACTTGGCAAAATGAAGTAGCGAATGACTTGCATAGATTTAGAGTAATCAGGGCAGGGAGGCGCGTAGGTAAAACTACGCTTGCGGTAGAGGAGATTAAGGGTAAAGCAATAAGCAAACCAAGAAAGATAGCATATTTTTCAACAACATATCAGCAAAGCCGTGATATAGCGTGGGAGATGTTAAAGAAAGGATTAGCGCCTGCAATAATACAAGCCAACGAATCAAGGTTAGAGATAAGAACTAAAACGCAGAAAGGCGGTGAAAGTATAATACAGTTAAGAGGTTGGGAGTCAGTAGAAACAGCCAGAGGACAATATTTTGACTTTTTAGTAATAGACGAGATAGCAAGTATGAAAGGTTTCTGGCCTGCTTGGGAAGAAGTGTTAAGGCCAACACTGATAGATACCAAGGGGGAAGTATTGTTTATAAGCACACCAAAGGGATTTAACCACTTTTATGAGTTATGCAATGAAGAGTTAGAAAACAAGGACTTCAAGTCATTCCACTTTACCAGTTATGATAATCCATATTTAGACAAAGAAGAGTTAGAGAAGGAAAGGCAGACAAAGTCGTCAGAAGCATTCTTGCAGGAAATAATGGCAGAGTTCCAGAAAACACAAGGTCTTGTGTATAAAGAATTCAGTAGAGATAGGCACCTATACGAGATATTGCCGACAGCAGAATTAGACAAGGTAGCAGGAGTGGACTTTGGCTTTGTTAATCCAGCGGCAGTATTAGACATAAGGACTAACGGCGAAAGGTTCTGGGTAGAGGACGAATGGTATAAGAGAGAAAGAACAGACGCGCAGATAGCAGAATATGTGGCAGGACAGCGATTTACAGCAGTATATCCAGATCCTGAAAGCCCCGGAGCAATAGAAGAGTTTAAGAAGCGTAATATAAACATAAGAGAGGTTATCAAGGGTAAGGATTCAGTAGAGGCAGGCATAAAGCGTATTAAGGAGTTGTTATTATCAGGCAAGTTGTTAATAAACAAAAAGTGCGTTAACCTTATATCAGAGTTTGAAATGTATAGTTATGATGATGAAGATGGCGAAAAGAATGCCAAAGAGAAGCCAATTAAGGCAAACGACCATGCCTTAGACGCATTACGATATGTCGTGAGTATGCATATTCCACAGCCGAAGTTAGACCAATTTAAGTATAATATACACGAGAGACCAGAGAACTCAACAAAGTAATTAAACAAGGTGGGTCAACAATGCAAGAAAATACATTTAAGAATATGACAGGTTCAGGGCAAGTGTTCGCAGGAGGTGGAACACTGCAAGGAATGTATGTCAACTCAACATCGTCTGGCACAGTTAAGTTATGGAACTCCTTAACTGCTACTGGTGATGTTATTTTTAATACAATAACGCCAGCGATAGGTTATCATAACTTGGGAAACGTGCAGGCGACCTATGGAGTTTATGCAAGTATAGCCAATACGCTGGATGTCACATTCTTTATAAAAGCAACGAATTTATAAGGTGGGTAAATAATGGAAACAATAGGAGAATTAGTCAGGCAGTTAGAAACTGACTACATTAGAGGGCAAGTAAGAACTTCCGAATACGTTGAGGAATGCTTTTATGATGATGTTAATAAGATTGAGGCATATTTAAACTCAAAGCATACTTCTGGCGAAACAGATAGTTTGGGCAGGGATAAGCCGTTCTTTAACATTTGTGTTGCTAAAAAGAATATAGTTGCCAGAGCCACTGATTTAGACAGAAAGAATATAAGGGCAAAGGCAAGGAAGATTAAGGATTACTTGAACCAGTATATTTATACAATACACTTGCAAAAGTGGATGGATAGTTCTGATTTCGGAAAGTTCCTAAACTTATGGGGAGATTACTTGGCAGCATATAACTCGGCAGTATGCAAGTTTGTAGAACAGAACGGCGAGTTAAAGTCAATGGTGATACCATTTACAAGGTTGATATTAGATCCGATAGATTTTGAGTCAAACCCAGTAGTTGAGGTATTAGAGTTAACCCCAGCGCAGTTAAGGAAACGCAAGGGCTATGACAAGGAAATGGTAGAAAAGTTGATAAACGCAGTTTCAGGCAGGGAAATGTTAGACGGAATGAAAAAAGACACCAAGTCAAACTATATTAAGCTATACGAGATACACGGAGAATTACCATTGTCATACATAACAGGTAAAGAGAATGATGACGATACATTCGTTCAGCAAATGCAGGTTGTATCATTTGTAGCAGGCAAAGAGAAGGGAACATTTGATGATTTTGTTTTAATTGGTGGAAGAGAGAAAAAGAACCCATATATGCTTACTTGGCTTATTCCTTCAACAGATGGTTCAATATCGCTTAATGGAAGTGTAAAGCAATTATTTACAGCCCAATGGATGAAAAACCACACGATTAAGGCCATTAAAGACCAACTGGACTTGGCCTCAAAAATATGGTTTCAAACTTGTGACCCAGCATTTTTGAATCAAAATGTATTTTCATCTATTGAAACAGGACAAGTAGCGATATGGGACAAAAATATACCAAATGGTAGAGTAGAACAAGTTAATAACACCAGCCACGATATTACAGCATTACAGCAATATGGTATGCAATGGGACGCGTTGGCGCAGGATTTGACTTCTACGCCAGATATACTGCAAGGCGATACATTGCCATCAGGAACAGCATTCAGGCAGGCAGCCATAGTTCAGCAAGAAGCACACTCTAACTTTGATATGATGATAGAAAACAAAGGTTTGCATATTGAGAGAATGATGAGAGACTACATTACGCCGTTTATACTTAAAAAGATGGATAACGCAAACGAGGTGGTGGCGACATTAGACGCTTATGGGATAGACAAGATTGACTTGGCATATATTAGCAACGAATCTGCTAAAAGGTTTAATAAAAAGGCCATACAAGCAGTATTGAATAGCGAACCATTGCCTGATTTGAACCAAGAGCAAATGGGAGTTGAGGCAGAGTTGAGACAAATGGGCGGAGTAAGGTTCTTAAAACCATCAGACATTAAGACAAAAACTTGGAAAGATGGCTTAAAGGAATTTAAGGCAGATGTAGTTTATGAGATAACTGGTGAGAATGTGCAAAAACAGGCAGTTATGGATACATTGAGTTCGGTATTCCAGACAATAGTGGCCATGCAAGGCAGACCAATGACACCGCAAGAGAAGTTAGTATTTAACGCTATCTTGAATGAGACGAGTGCTATATCACCGATAGAATTAGCGCAAGCGAATAGTCAACCAATACCAGCAATGCCAACTCTACAGGTGGGACAAAAAGTCGGGGTTGGTAATCCAATAAATATGCAAAAACAAAATGCCATTTCGTAGTATAAGACAAAGAAAATATATGTTTGCAAAACACCCTAAATTAGCAAGGAAGTGGGTTGCAAAATATGGAAGTAAAATAGTAAAAAAGAAAAGAAAAAAATAATATGGTGGAAGAACAACCAAAAAAGAAACAAACAAGGCGATATTCGGACGATGAGTTATCAATTATTAAAGGAGCATTTGCAGAACAAGACGACTTGATAAAAGCATTAAGGAAGCACTTTTTGCAATTACCACTAACAGCAGTAGATTTGTCGTTATTATCTTTAATAAAAAAGCCAGAGATATTGCGATTAGTCAGAAAGACATTCTTGCCAGAGATAGATGGGACAGCGCCGATGCACCAGATAGTTGATTTATGGCAGGTATTGCCATTACAAGAGAAGATAGCAGAAATAGCGGTGCCACTTATCAAATCAAGAGTGATAATGGTAACTTACTTAGAACAACAATTAAAGTTATTAGAAGGCAAAAAGTCAAGAGGTAAAATAAGGTTAGATGATTTATTGCCAGACAAGTCAAAGTTAGATAATGATTTATACATAGATTTACTGGCAAGAAGCGAGATAGTAAAGCATATAGAAACACAATTAAACTTCTTACTTATCTTAGCAGGCACGAAAGAAGAAACGACAGAACAGACATTGGAAAGGTTAGCTAAAGATTCAACAAAGTAAAATAATTAACTTAGGGAAGGAAAACCCACCAAACCATTCGGGTCTTATTTTCCCAGACCCTTCAAAAAAATGGATAAAAACTTTGCGGACGTCAGCGCACAAAATGACGAAGAGGAGCAGGAAACTCTTGAAACTCCTGAACCAGAGGTAGGTCTCCCCGCAGACCAACCTGAGGTAGAACCAAAAGATGATGCGGTAGAAGAGGTTGACGCACTAAAACAGCGCAACCAAGAGCTTTACGAGCAATTACGCAAAGCAAAGGGTTTTATAAGAGACGACAAGACAGGCAAGTGGGTTAAAAAAGAACCTGCGAAGCTAACAGTTCAACCAGATACCACTTCGGCAGATATTACCATTATGGAATTAAAGTCGCTTTTAGCGGCTAATATACACGATGATAGTGATACAGAAGAGGTAAGGTTATGGGCGAGGTCTCATAAAACCAGCATTACTGAGGCGTTAAAGGTGCCAGAAGTAAAGTCAATGCTTAAAACAAGGATTGAAATGCGTAAGGTTGCCGAAGCTACAAATACTTCTTCATCAAGGTTCGGTTCAGCAAAAACAACCCCAACAGAACTTTTGGAGAAAGCCCGCAAGGGAGAAGTTCCAAAAGATATGGACGGGATTGAAGCTCTTGCAAAAGCAAGGGTTGCGGAAATGAAAGAAAAAGCGGGAATTAAGTAGCTAATAGGTGGGTTAGTTATAATAGGTGGGGAAAATACTATTAAAACTAACTAACGTGGCAAATACAATTGGAGATACAACTTGGCGTACGAAATTCAAGGCAGCCACCTTGCAAGAAATAATGAAAGTTGCAATGGTTGCCGAGAAAATCTGCGAAGTTGATAGAACAGACAATTATACAATTAAAAATCCGTATGGTTCAGACCCAACAGTAGCAATAACTTCTTTACAAGGAACATACGATGTTTCTGATTACACGACAACTGATGATACATTGACAGTTGGATTGATGTTTAAAATTGCAGAACACGTGCCAGATTATGAAGAAGTATTGTCAAATTATGATTTGTTTGCAAATAGAATTAGCAGACAGGCATATAAGGTTGCAGCGGCAATAGATGCTTGCGTAGTCAACTTGCTTTGCGAAAACGGAACTGGAACATACAGCACACCAGCAGGTGGGTTCACCACAGCTTCAAACTTCTTGAAGATTATGTCAAACCTGAACTCAAAGTGGGCAGGTTTCGCAGAGGTCTACAAGGGTTTGTTCTTGGTAGTAGAAAATACCGACTTAACAGGTATTTTAGAGGCAACAGGTTCATTGGGATACTCAATGGCTGATTCAGCTTTGAAGAATGGATTAGTAACATCGTTCCAAGGTGTAGATATTTATGTCGTAAGAACAGGAACGTTTGCTGACACATCATATTCTTCATACGACATTGTGACAAATTCAGGACACAGGGTGGCTGGTATCAAAGGAGTTGCAACTTATGCAGCGCCAAGAAATATAAGATTTGAGGAAAAGTCGGTTTCAGGAAAGACAGGTAAGGAAATCGTGACTTGGGGATATATTGGATTCAAGTGCTGGGCTCAGGTAGCCGCTATGATAATTGATATAACAATCAGTTAATATGCTTCCCCTTATTATTGGGGGAGCATAGCAATCTAAAAGGGTAAAACTGCTTTGCAGTCCCACCGCCCGAATAGATTGCTACATTTCCCCTGTAATAGGGAAAGATATTATTAAATCAATTATATGGCACAACCAAATCAATTAAATCCAGTAGTAACAAGAATCGGGTTAGCAGATAATGTGTGGATTTATGCAGGGTCAGCCTATACTGATGCTTTGATACAAGCAGAAGTAGGAACTCCCGGAACAGATCAAGCACAGGGTTCATTATATCTAAGCACCACATCAGGAAGTCCAGCTATTTGGCGATTAGTAGATACTACTTGGACAGCAATAGCAAACGCTTAAAGGTAAGTTCTTTTACCCTGCCCTACTTGTGAAGGGCAGTAATAAGGGAAGTTATGAAATTTATACAAGAAGAGTTAAATTTAATTCAAATAATAAAAATAATAGGTGGGGTTATTGGGTTAATCCTGCTGTATATGATATGGCAAAAGATACATTAGAGGAGTTTAGTCAGTTCATTAAAAAGTATAAATATGAGGACATATTAAGAGACAGGACAGACGAAGAGGTAAGGCAAGAGTTTAACGAAATACATAAAATGCTTGTTATGCTTTATCAGTGCGATTTCGCTATTCCACCATTGGGAGACATGATACACATAGTCAACCTAAAACTTATAAAATGATATATGTTGAATTATACAAAACTATAAGTGCGAGGTTGGCAAGAGAGAACCAGTTAACCTTATTTAGAAAGTCATTAAGGCATATCCCGCCAGAAGAGCCAGATGTAAGTTTGGGAAATCCAGTTAAGATATTGAGGGTAGAACTTAAAGACGGATTCAAGAGTTATTGCGAGGGCGAGAAATACCCTGCAAGGTTCTTTACACCACACGAAGTAGTTGACGCAGTAGCCGCTTACAAAAGGTTATTCTCGCTATTGCTAACAAAGCCGTTAGGCATACTGGCGTTGGTATTGCTTAAAAGAATATGGATTGAGTGGTTAAAAAGGTATTTCTCACTTACTACCATATTGCTAAAAGAAGAATACTGGTCTGAGCCCGTCAGAGAGTTGAGAAGAGTATTAAAGGTAGACCCAACGATAAAAGACGCAATCTCGGGCATATTACAGCACGATATGGCGTATTGTTATAGGTTTCAGGATGTCTTAGGCGAGTTAAATAAGGATAACTTTAATAAGGATCCAGCAAAAGAGATTAAAAGGTTGATATATTTATACTACGATAGGGAACAGGGCGGATCTGTAATAGCGGGTGATGTTAGGAAGTATGTCAAGTTTTTAATGCCTATGTTGTGGATTATGCCTAAAAGGAAAATGAAAGAGTTTGTCAATGAGATTGACTTAGACAAGATAAAACTTTCAAAAGAGGATATTTACTGGACGAATCTCGTCCCTAACTATAACTACCGCGGGATACCATTTGAACAGAGAAAAAAAGAATATGAATTAGAAAAAAGTAAGGTGGGAAATTAAATGTCATTATCATTTGAAAATATAGTAAATAAAATAGACAGATGTTGTGGGACCACAAGCACAACTTATTCGCTTGCTAATAAGGCCATAGATGTTAACTTGGCACAAGACGAGGTAATGGTTTTGGCGCTAAAGAACGCTGGTTGGAATGTTGACGATTATAATAATACCGCAGACCCATACATTACCAAAAATGTAGTTTCCGGGACAAGGAGTTATAGTTTTACCAACGACGACAATGGCAAAACAATAGTTGGTATTAGAAGGGTTTTAATAAAGAAATCCTCCACGGGGGACTGGGTTGAATTGCCACCGGCAGAAGACCCTGCTGTTCCTGGTACAGGAATACCAACGACTCATAAGAAAATAGGTAATACAATTTTTCTAAATAACACGCCAGATTATAGTTCTACTGGTGGTCTTAAAATAGAAATAGACAGGGAAATGTGTTCTTTTATTGGTAACATTACTGGGACCTATGCAGTTCAGATGTCTGGTTTAGATGGTTTAACACATGATTATTTATACTTAAAACCATCTTATGAGTATGCAAGAGACAAAAGTTTGGCGACTTCAGAAAGGTTATACAGAGATATGTTAGACGCCAGAAAGAAAGTTGATGATAGATATGGTAGAAGAGAAGGCGACCAAGTAAGAAAAATAGTAGCTAATGTAGAAGACAACAAATGAAAATAATAAACCAAAACAATTTCTGGTCAGGAATGGTAAATGACCCAAGAAGCACTCTACCCGGAGGGTTTTGGTATTCTGAAAACTTTGATGTAGGCAGGAAAAAGTCCTTAAAGCAGGTAGTTAATAACACAGTAGAGAACTCTTGCTCGTATAGCGTTGATAATTACATTACCAAGCTCATACAAGTTGGGACTGATATTTATGGGTTAGGGCAGGACAATAATACAAACCACGACACTACCATATGGAAGAAAACTAATGCCTTAGATGGCGCTTGGGGGATTCCTACCAATGGAACTATTGCATCTACTACATTTAATGCCGGAGACGCTTTGTTTATTTCTAATATGCAGGGTACTTACCAGGTTATTTATCTTGATGGGGGAAATAGTAAAGTAGCTAAATATACCATAGCTACAGATACAATGTCATCTACCGCAATAAATTTAGCCAATGCGAAAGGTGGAGTTGTGTGGCAGGGAGATGTTTATTGCTGGTCAGGTCAGGATATTTATAAAATAAACGCAACTACTGATGCACTGACAAGTATGAAATCTGTGAGTAGCGAGCAGACAATAGTTGATTTAGTGCCTTATGGGAACTTAATGGCAGTTGTTTGCACTTCAACTACAACAAAGTCAAAGATGTATTTATGGGACGGAGTTTCAACTACTACTTGGGTAGAAATACTTGAAATAGGCGTGGGAACAGTGTCAGGTGGTGCTTTGTTAGAGGGAATGATAGTAGTTGCTATTAGCACGCCTAATAAAAGAACATTAAAACTCAAAGGTTATAATGGCGGTCAGTTTCAGAATTTATTTACTTATACTGCAAGGTTAAATAGAGCAGGGACATATAACTATATTTTGCCTGCATCTAAATTAAAGACATTTACAGGTTATGTATATTTTCTTGTAACTGGAACTAAGCCAGATGGAACTTATGCAGGGTTATACGAGTATGCAATAGCCAGATATGGCAGAGAAGAGCCGGTAAATCCAATGACATTTTCTATTTATAAGACAATAGATTTCACGAGTGCAAGGGGTGTAGATGGACAAACTGCAAACAATGACTTTACTATTATTGAGAATATAGTTGGCGGATCAACTACGGCAGAGAGGTCAGTGGCCGCACTTATAAATTCTGATACTAATAAAACAACTTTCTTTTTAAGTTCAAGTAGTACTTATTCAAGCCAACCAGGGGTGTTAGAAACAGTCAAGTTTGGTTGGGACGATGGATCAATAGATAAGCAGTTAAAGTCAGTTGCCTCATACTTTACTGGAATGACTGGAACAGGTGGAGTAACTATGAAATACAAGAAAGACGAGGACTTAACTTGGACTACAATATGCACAGACACAACTTCTGGGAATTTGACATATATGACAAACATTGTAGAAAGCACTGGGGCAAACTTGCCACAATTCAAAGAAATACAGTTAAGGATTGAATGTTTAGATGGAATTGAGTTAACGGGTTATAAGTTAAAATACGAAGAATTATCACAAAACTTTTAATGGCAAATGACGAGTTACAACAACAAATAGTAGATTTACAGAACCAAGTAAATGATTTGCGTTCTTTAACATATAAAAACAACTTTTCAAATACAACGATACAAAATGGTGAATTAAGTGTTTTAGGCGGAGGGATACAGTCAGCAAATTTTGTTACTGGTTCTACTGGTTGGAGATTAGATGCTGAAGGTAATTTAGAAGCTAACTCAGGAACATTCAGGGGGACGCTTGAGGCCAACTCATTGAATATACCAGATACCACGACTGCAAATTCATTTCACATTGAAACAGACGGAGATACATTTTGGGGATGTAATGTGGCGGATTTCGCGACAGATAACGACAATGCTTTGGCTTATGTCTTAAAAACAGGCATAGCTAAATTTCAGAATATAACAATAACGGGCGGTTCAATAGGTGGACAAACAGTCGCTAATGTGGGTTATGTTTCAACCTTTGGTGCTGACGCTGTTCCAACTGGATTAACTTATTCAACAGGCGGAGTTTCTATTGGTAACGAAGGTTCGCAATCGGCTTATGTCGTGCTTACTTGGAGTGCTATATCCACTAATACCTTTGACCACTATTTAATTCGCTATAAAAAAGCCTCTTTAACTTATTATACTTTTATTCCTGCTACAACAAACACGATTACAATCGAGGGTCTGACTCCCAATACTTCTTACAATTTTGGGATTTGTTCGGTAAATAAATATGGAACCTCCTCGGCTTTTTCTGCTGATATAGCACAAACCACATCCGCAGATACAGTTGCTCCAGCGACTGTAACTGCAGGTTCGGCTACGGGGGGTATTCAATACAACATAGTTGAATGGACACATAACACAGATTCTGATTTAGCTTCTTACAATATTTATAGGAATGGCGAAGGTAGCACATTATTATTGGATAGTTATTCGGAGACAAATCAAAGTACAGATGCCCTTGCTTGCTACAACGGGGGCACTATATACCGAGGACAATCTTTTACGAATACAAATTCTACAACATTAGATAGTTGTAAATTTTATTTGAAAAAAGGTGGAATAACAGGATTACCGACTGGAAATGCAACAGCAAAGATTTATGCTCATACTGGAACATATGGAACAAATGGAAAGCCGACGGGTTCAGCATTGGCTACATCAGACAATTTTGATGTTTCAACATTAACAACAGGCTATCAACTAATAACATTTAATTTTACAGGTGAAAACAAAATAACATTAGATGCTTCAACACATTATTGTATAGTTTTTAATTATGATGGGGGAGATAGTTCCAATCGTGTGGTTGTTGGAACAGATATTTCTCCAACACATTCTGGAAACAGAGCATATTCAATCAATGGTAGCGATTGGACTGGTGATAATGCAGTAGACCATATCTTTTATGTTTATGGAATTGGATATGAATATGGTTTGATTGGTTCTTCTCGCACCAACTATTTTATAGACGGAGGACTGACGGGCGGAACAGAATACTCATACTACATAAAAGCAGTGGATACTTCTGGAAATGAATCGGCTGCGGCTTCAGACATAAAATCTGCCACACCTCGCAACGTAACATCAGACGATATAGTAACTCTGGCTGGTTCAAAAGTTTTAATAGACGGCACAACTTATCTTTCTAATTGGAGGCACAGCTCTGATTTAACAAAAATTGACGGAGGGAATATTTATACAGGTTCTGTGACTACAACACAATTAAGTTTTACGCCAGTTCAAAGTACAGATGTAATTGCCAAAATCAACGCTTCAGTGGAAGGAATAACTATTGATGCTGATAATATAACTATAAGTGCGGCTACTACTTTTGCCGCAGGTTACGACCCGACTGCTAAAGTTACAACCTTTGCACAAGATGGGGTTCCAACATCAATAGCCGCTGGAGATTTATGGGTAGATACCAACGATAATAATAAATTATACAGGGCAGTAATTGCTGGAGCAGATGAAATTAAGGCGGGAGAATGGGTGCTTGCTCTGGAAAATACGACTGTTACAGTTTTTGCCCAAGACGCAGTTCCGACTTCTTTATTAGTTGGAGACTTATGGTTTGATACTAATGACGGAAACAAACAATATAGGGCAGCTTCAGCTGGAGCTGATGAGATTAAGGCAGGTGAATGGGAGTTAGTAACAGATAACAATAAATTAAACGCAGTTGGCGGAGCTTACGACACAGCGGATTCGGGAGCAAGAGTGAGAATATTTCCAGATGCTAACACTGGAATACAAGTAATTGACGATGCCGCCAACGATGTTTTTAAATGTTTAGTTGGAGGAACAGATGTAGGCGATGTAAT